ATGACGCATCCAGCCAACAGCGTCAGCAGGTAGGCCGTCGAGTCTTCCGAGTCCTTGCGCAGGAAGGGCGCGTCGCACAAATAGTTAAGCAGCGATAGAAAAGCATTACCGATACGGGTGGCTGTATTCGCATATAGCCCCGTCTCGTCGCGGATACCTTCGAGGGTCCGCCGTATCTTTTCTGTCGCTGCCGTTGTTACCATGTTATGAAATACTATACGTTAGTTGTCATCGCAAATTTAGCGCAAAACCCATGGCGATAAAAATACGCCTCATTTCCTCTTGTCGACGATGTGCTTCTCGGCATGTCCGGCAAACACATCATTCAGCGCCTCGGCGATGAGACCTTGGTAGGCTTGGCCGTAGAATGCGGCCTCGACTTCGCCCAGGCGCATGATGGAGGCGTAGTATTTTTTATTGAACCAGTCGCGCTTCTGGCGGTGTCCCTTGCCTTTGTTGTACTTGCCTCCTCGCATGAACTGCAGGCCGTTCTCATCGTCCTTACCAGAGTTGCCTTTCTTGTATCCGTTGCCGGTACCGAGGGCAACGTAGATGCCGTAGGCCGCAAAACGGTGTTCGATGAGCGAGGTGTCACCGGCGCGCTGCATCCTTCCCTCGATGGAGCGGTATAGGTTGCCGGTGTTCCACACCTTCAGGCGCAGCAGGCGCTCTCGCCAGTACACCTGCATCTCCCGCGTCCATCCTTCCTCGTATTTCCGGATGTCTGACTCCGCTACAGGCGGTTGTATGTTACTCCCACTCATTCTGCTTGAATGTTAAGTCCGTCGGGGCCTCGTTGTCAATCATGAAGTACAGGCCGCAGGCCCCGTTGATGCTGTACCGGCCCAGCTCCTTGTAGAGAATGTTGCTCAGGTCGAGGAACATCAGCTCTGGTTTCATGAGCTTCTGTTTCTCGTAGATCAGTCTGGCGACGAACTGCCGGAAGATCTCCCTGCAGAGCTTCATCTTCTCGTTGTAGTCATCGCCGTCGTTGTATTTCACGGCGGCCATGACCCACACCGTTATCGTCGACCTTGTGAACCATCCCGGACGGCCGCTGTAGACGCGGTTGTCCGATGTGTCGTCGATGACGATGAAGTTTTCCGTCTTGCGGTACTCGGCCATCACGCCTTCCATGTTCTCAGGCCCCGATGCCGTGACGGCCTTGAAGCCGTTCTGCTTGCAGAGCAGGTTGTGCTCGGTCAGCCATTTCACCTTCTCGATGGTGTCGAATCTATTTATTTCCATATTTCCTTTCAAATTCCTCTGCCTCGCGCGCCTTGGCATCCAGCTCTGTCAGGCAGCGCCAGCAGTCCAGTCCTTCAACGATACTTTCCTTGGTTACGTCGCCCTCGGTCAGCGCACGGAGCTGGGCGTTCGTCAGCTCCATCAGCTTCGGCGCTCCCTCACCCTTCGAAGGCTTGAAGAAGTGAGGGAACGCTTTGGCCATGGCCATCTTGACCGACGTGTACCAGATGAACGTGCCGGTGCGCTCCGTAGGAGTGAGCGTCAGCTGGTCCGGCGCGTTGTCATCATCATCACGATAGAGAATGCGTGCCAGGGCATCCATCCTCTTCTCATCCTTGGTCTGCAGGAATCCTTGGTAGATGATCTCGCAGTTGAGATAGTCCACGAAGGGCAGACCGTGTAGTAAAGCATCGACCGCATGATAGCGCTGGATGCGTTCCAACCTCACACCCATGCCGTCATACGAGTCGATGTAGTCGAATTGATGCAGCAGACTCTGGATCTGCCACGTCGCAATATTGAATTCTCGGCGATGGCCGTCGCTCATGAACGCGCATCGCACACCGCCGGAGACCTTTTTTAACACTTCAAGCCCCGTAAAACGGAGAAACATATACGTCTTCACCACCACCGGGTCAGGGAAGGTGGTGAGCAGGAAGAAGACGTACCGCAGCTGCTCCTGCGTCATCTCCTTCCAACTTTTCGGTGCTGACAGCTTCAGTCCGTCAGCCCCAAAAGTAGACCGGTGAGTCCTTAGTGTTGGCATATGGTTCTTCGTGTCTGGCCTTATATTCGCTCGAGTTCTTGTATGGCTCGAAGTCCTCGATGTTGTTTTCCATGGTCTCGAAGATGCGGTCCATGGCCCGCTTGACAAGCTTCGGCAAGGCTCCTGTGGCGTTTTGATTGATGAGCTCTGCCGTGATGACACGCGCACAATAGATGACTTTCTGCACTGCATTCGTAATATCGTTATGCCTTATCCTGCTGAGCAGGTCGTTCATCTCCTCATCGCTGATTTCACGACGCAGAACCATGTCGGCATCCCTGATGGCGATTTGTGCGTTGAGCCAGTCGTCCAGTGTCGGGTTCTTCTGGCTGCAGAAGTTGACCATCAGGTTGAAGTCATAGAAGACATTGTTTATGTTGGCCTCTGCCTGTGCCGTTTCTCCCCATCCCTCTACTATCTTCCTCAGATATTCGATGAGCACGCCCAGCGACTTCAGATATTGCCTTGTGACCTGTGTCTGCAGCGCCCGCACGCGTGCCTGCGATGCCGGTGCAGTGTCCTGCGTGCTGACAATGCCGAAGCCTGTGGCGGTCAGTACCAGGTCGAGCGATGAGATATTCTCCGCGAAAGCCTCTCTGCAGACCACGCGCTGGGTGAGCTGCAGCAGGGTGTCGTCGCTGGCGATGGCCTTATAGCCGGGTTCACCAAGCACATTGTCCTTGATGGACTCTGCGATTTCCTCAATGAACGGCGCGAGCATCTCGAAGACATCGTTATTCTTCGAGGTGGCTGTGACCACATTCGCCTCGAGCACCTCCTTATCAATCTTCAGTTCCTTCGTTAGTGTTCCCATTGTTGCCGTCTTTATTTGTTGTTACTTTCTTCTGATCCTTGTTTTCGTCGAGTGTCGTCAGTTCGATCATCGGCACATCGACATCCGTGGTCTCTGCCCATCCGTTCTGATAGAGCAGCACCCTGAATGGCTCGAGCAGCACTTCATGGAAGGCAGTCTCATTGGCCTGCTTCAGCATGAAGAGCTCGCGCTTATCCGTGCCCGAGTTGTTCATGGCAGACTTGCCCGGTGTGGCTCCTACCAGATTGGGATGGATGTTGTCTCCATAGCAAAGCGAGTTAGAAGCCTCCTGGACATCGTCGCTCCAATCACCTCCTTCCTTTTTGCCTGCTGTGATATCGTTGATGCGCACCATGCGCACCTCCTTACCCGAGGCAGGTTCAACATAGTATCCTGTTATCCACGTCTTGCCGATATTCTCGTTGCCGCTGATAAAGTCCTCGATATTCTTCTTCTCTTTCTTGATGCGCGCTATACGCTTCTGCGGGTCTGTGATGCCCTCAGAGTCGCAGATGTTGTCCCAGTAGTCCTTGTAGACCTCGACCTGGAACCGTGGAGGAGCAGAGTTGCGGATCTTGGCACGCTTGCCCTGCCCGATGAGCATATAGATGTCGAACCATGCGTCGCGCATCATCGCCAGCCAATAAGGGATGGGGTAGTGCATGTAGCCAGGTGTGGGGAAGCGCATCACGACGGCGAACTTTCTGGTCGTTGTGGCACGTCCGAATTTGTCTGAAGCTGCTTTTTTCCTCACTTCGCCAGTCTTCGGGTCCGGCATCAGCCCGAGACGCACCTGCATGTCGCCGAATGGGTCGGTTTCATCGAGCAGTTCTATCGGCTCGACTTTGTCCGGTACCAGCTGTCCGTTGCGGAAATTGCCGAAGAGAACGAACGGTGTACGGCCCTTATCGTCCGGCCTTGTAAATCGGCAGAAACAGGCATCCTTGTGCCGGATCCGCACGATTTTCTTGCCCTCATTGTCGAGGATGAAGCATGCCACGGAGAAAAAGAAGAACTTCATGTCCGTGCATTGCTCAATGAAGAACTTATTGAGCTGGTTCCTGAAGCAGAACATGCGGATATCCTTATCCTTGGTCTGCTTCTCGGTGCTGAGGTCGAAGAAACGGACACCCTGGCCATAGCAGGTGAGGATGTTGTACAGCTTATTCTGGCTGACAACCATGTTGGCCCCGACCTTATCGAGGATCTCATACGGCAGCTGGTCATCATCTCCCCATGGCACATATTCGTACGTATTGCCCTTGATGGTGATTGACCTGTACGTGACAGAGCTTCCCGGATCATCGAAGATGATATTCGAGTCTTCCGGGTATGATGAGTTGGCCGACGATGCCTGATTTTTGCCGCCGAAGCCACTTACTGAGTAGATTTCGGTGTCGCCTCGTGTGCCAATGAGCTGCATCTTGACTTGTTTCTTTTGTCCCATATCATAAATAGATTTCGTGTCCCATATATTCGAAGATGGTGATGTCGCGCACCATCCTTACCTGTCCGTTGACCGGGTTTTTCAGCCTGTGTGTACCTCCGCGCCAGTGGCTGCCGATGACCATCCACCCCTCATAATTGATGATGTCACCTGACTTCAGCTCCCAGCAGCGGAGGTTAACCAGTTGGTTTCGTATTTTACAGATGTCAAGCCGCTTCTTCATCTCGGTGAAGTGGATTGGTGCTTTTTTCCTTTTTTCCATGTCCACTCCTCCTTTAATTGAATGTATAATCGAACGTGTTGTCGAAGATCCTGCCGGCCCTGCCCAGCTCCACCACATTGTGGTTCTTCTGCGAGTACTCATAATCGAAGGTGAAACGGGCTATGCTGTCGTCGAGGTTGTCCACCTCACTCTTCGAGTCTGAGATGGTAACCTCCTTACCTACGATGGGCTGACCGTTTTTGAAGTTGACCACGCGGACTGAGTCTGAGCGGAAGAGTTCATCGGCCCAGTTCTGCTCGGCAACGGTCAGATAGCCGGTGTCGGCAGAGAACTTTCTGTTCTCATCGATCTTATAGTTGCGCTTGTATCGGCCGATGTAGGCCGAACTGCGTGTATAGGATGGTGCTACTTTGTGCTTGCCTGTGCAGTAGAGGAGCTCCTCTACGCCGAAGGAGTTCACGAAGAGCAGCACGGGCGCACAGTCGGGTTTGTCGAGATCCATGACAAACTTCTGCGAGCGTGCGCCGGCCGTCACGACATAGGAAACCAACGTTTTCCCATCGGTGGCAAAACGATTGGGAGACACATCGATGGTCGTATAGACATCATTTCCTTTCACAGCAGGAGGTGTGAAGGTGGCTGTCGTGCCGTCGCTGTAGGTGGCAGTGGCCGTGGAGGCATCGGTACCGAGGTAGTGGAGGAACTCCAGCCGTCCTGCAGCCGTTGTCTTCGCGCCCATGAGGATGGAGAGATAGTGACTGGTGTAGAAATCATCTGCAGTAACGGCATCGGCACCGTTGACGAAGTCGGCGGTGCAATAGATGACCGATGCCGTGATGCTTTGTGTTGCTGTGATGCTGTCGCTGCTGTCCACGTCGGTGATGGTGATGACCAGCGTCACCTTCAGCTTACGCCTGGCGTACGGTGTAAGCAGGCTGGGCAGGTCGGCGAGCGTGATAACGCCTGACGACGGGTAGAGCGTCTCTGAGAACACCTCTTCTCCGTCGATCGTCATCTTCACGCCCGACTTCACGCCCGATATGGTGTAAATCACATCGGGGATGGTGCTCGAGAACTCCGAGCTTGACAGTCCTTGGTTTATTGTGATCATCTTATTTCCTTGTTTTTGGCAAAGATAGCTATAGGTTCTACACACTAAAAATACGCCCTTA